GCCGCATTCTCGGCCTTGAGGGTGTCCTCGAACAGGGTTTTGATTTCGGAAAGTTCCATGATTTTGCACCTCTAAATTGATTGTGATGGTTATTGCGTTGTTTATACTGCAATGACCTCCAGCGCCTGCATTGCACCTGCCATCTCCGGGTTGCCCCTGCCGGCTCCAGCGCGGCAGCGCCTGGTCGTTATAGCGTTACTTTTCCCAGCTTCCGGGCCACGGCCTCATCGACCAGCCCGGCAATGTTCACACGGTTAGCGGCCAGCGCATCCTTGAGCACCGTCATCAGATCCTGCTTGCCGAGGGCAGGCGCGGGCGCGGGTTCAGGTTCCGGCGCGGCCTTGAGTTCTACCTCACCAGCGGCCATCTCCACGGTCTCGCCGGCAGGCTCATCGGCCTGCGCCGGTTCGGTCGCCGATAGCAGCTCGCGCAGGGCAGCGGCGGCTTCGTCCATCTGCTGCACGGCGGCCATGACCAGCGTGCGGTTGCGGCTGGAGAGTACGCGGCCCTCCTTCTCGACCGGCTCCTCGACAGGTATGTATTCCGGGCTGATCAGTCCTTTGGATATAGCGATGCCTACCGCCTCAGGGTTGGCAGGCACCGGCACGTCCGAGTATTCCAATAGCGCCCACTTTTTGTAGCGGCGGCGGCAACCCTTGACGTCAATGGGCGTGTCCTCCCACTCCATCGGAATAAAGCCGATAGACTGCGCAAGCGGCATGCCCTCTTTGCGGTACTCGTAGACCTTCTGGGCAAACTCATGCGAGGCATACTGCGTCTTGGCTATCAGCCCGCGGTCGTCTGACTTGATCCAGAGGTTCTTGCCGATGGGCAGCTCGCTGTAATCATGGCCGAACAGTACAACGGGGTTTTTGCGGTACGCCTCAAGGTCAGCACCGGCCGGGTCAACAATCTCACCGTCGCGGTCGATATCCTTGGTGGTGATGTAACTGACCGCGGCGCGCTCGCCCTCGTCAAACTGCACGTCTGCGGCGACAAGCCCCTTGCGGATGTACTCTACATCCTCAGGCGCGCAGCCCATAATCTGGGCGTAGGCTTCGGCCTTCTCGCGGTTGATATCGGCCATCTTGAGCCGTTGGGTGATAATGTCCATTAGTCGTCTACCTCGTCAGGGAATATGTGTGCTATCGTACAGCGGCAGTTAATAATCTCTGCCAGGTCATCGGTGTTCGGGTCGCCCGGGAACTGCAGCCCGTTAGAGAACTCCTCATCCAGCCCCACGGCCTCGCCGTCCATCGCCGCGTGCGTGTCACGGGTGCGCTCGTCCAGGGTGGCGATCCACTCCTTTTTGACGCCCACGATCCCGCTCTGCTTGATCGCCTCAAGCGCCCCGTAATTGGTCGCGCTTATGGTCTCGGTACGGGCGATGCGCTCATTGCGGAAGCCCTCGGCGTAGCCGAAGATGCGCTGGACTTCCTTCTTGATCTCTTGTATAGAGGAGCCAGCATCCAGAGCAGACCGAAGCGCAGCCCGCAAATCCTTTTCCGTGGTCTGGTTGACCTCATAGGCGAACTTGAATGCCTTGTCCTTGATCCACTTGACCGCGCGCGGGTTCTCTACGCTGAACGACACGCCCACGCCGGGCAGCTCCTCCATCATGCGCAGACCGTTGACAAAGACGGCCATCTTGATCAGCTCGCGGCCCACGTCGCGGAACCGCTTCTCCCATGTCTTGCGCCCGAACATCCAGACCTCAATCTGGCTGTCGGCGTCAAATATGGGGTCGTCAATCTTCGAAAGAACTTCCTGCTTCTGCTCGGCGAACAGCTTGCCGACGCGCTGCTTGAACTGGTCCTCGACGGGTTCGGTGGCCTTTACAAACGCATGCCATTTATCGGCCCGCCGTGACGAAAAGTCTTTTTTTTTACGCTCTTGGCCGGTTCGTCCTCGTCCTCCTCCTCGCGGCCACCCTCGGCCATCGCATCGGCCATCATCTGCGCCTGTTCATCTGAGCGCGCCGCGGCCCGTTCTGTCGGCGGCTCGTCGCCCCACGGCACCGGCTTCAGCCCCTCGCGCTCGCGCAGCTCGTTAATGGTCATGTAGCCGGTCTGGATGTTGGTCTGGCGCTCTTTGAGCGCAAACTCCTTGTCCTCGGGCACGCAGTCATCGAACGCCACAAACAGCGACGGGTCGTAGGCGGCCAGGAGCTGCTCGTTGATCTTCTGCTCGACCATGCGGTGCCTGGGCGCTATGGTGTGCGCCATCCACAAATAGAGCGCGGTCTCAGAGTTGGCGCGGGTGGTGTTCTTGTCGTAGAGCGCAAGTGTTTGGCCGAATGCGTCAACGATCTCCTCTTGTGCCCACTTGCGGCCGTTCAGGAAGTCCAGCTCTTTGGGTGCCAGGCTGTACTCTTTATAGTGCAGACCGGATTCCAGTACGGGGATCTTGCCTGCGTTCTTGGCGCCGCGGAAGTTCTGGTTGACCTGCTCTTTTAGCCGCGTGAATGCGCCCTCGGTCAGTGCCGAGTCGGTCTCGAATGCGCCGGCCAGCCGGCCGTCATTGGAGAATACGGCGTTCTGGTAGGTGTCCATATTGGCCTGTATATTGTAGGCTTGCCGGACGGCCTGCAGCGGCGACATGCCGTAATAAAGGTTGTTCGGGTTGGGGAGTTTAAAGTGGATGATCTCTTGCGGCTCAAAGAATACGTCCACTGTGCCGCGCTTCCACTTGTAGCCGCCGATGTAATTTTTAGCGTCCGGGATGATGCTCATGTACTGCGAGGGCAGCGACCATATCTCAGCCGGGAGGCCGAGGTTGTCGCGGACAATATACCAGTAGGAATTGCCGGTCAACTCCTGGAACAGATCGGTGTCAAAGAGCAGTTGCCAACTATTGGTGAATGCGTTGACGTTCTTCAACAGTTCAAGAAACGGATGCTCCTGCACCTCCTCTATCTCGGCGGCCTTGGCTATCCACGGGGCCAGCCCTGCGCTGCGCTGAATGTGCGCCTTGACGCGCGGGGTGATGCCCTTGGTCGGCACCAGGAGCTTTTGCCCGGCGCTGCGCTTGGCCACATAAAGCCGAAGCGGGACATTGGCGAACGCAGTGGCGTTCTTGTTGGCGGCTATGTACACCCATGAGGTGTTGGCCTTAACCTGTGTGCCCATGTCGTCGGGCTTGACGTACTCGGTGCCCTGTTCCCACGGCAGCAGCATGAAGCCGCTTCGCTTGTCTCTTACTTCTGGCTTGCGTGCCTTGAACCAGTCGAATATGCTCATTAGTGTTCCCGCAATAAAAAAGGCCGCCGTCCCTGTTGCGGTCAGGGGCAGCGGCCTTCTTGGAGGCTCGGTTCTTTCGGGGCGCTCGAGGCGCTCGCGGGGGCTATATCAGAACGATGTTCTTGTATTTACACTTGGTGCAGACAATCTCAATCTGGCGGCCGGTGTAGTGCGCCTGATACTTTAATAGCAGCTTATGGCACCGCTTGCAGCGCAGCTCGGCCAGCTCACTCGCTGGTTTAATATGCAAATCCCGTGCCGTTATGGTCTCTGCGTTCATATAATACCGACAATCAATTTAGTTTTTCTGGAGGCGACGGCTTTTCGATGTGAATCCATGCAACAACCTCGTCATAAAAGTCCTCCCATATATCACCGTTTTTCCATCCTCCGCACGCATTTTCAACATGAAAAGCTATGGCTATCCTGTTTCCATCAGTTACCCAATAAGCATCGCCTTCGATTAGCGACTCCTTGTCCGTACTCCACGTTGCTTCCATGCCATCCTCCTGGCTATATAAACCTGATCTGCGGCTCATAATTATTACCCAGCATCACCATGCACCCGGAGAGCGCATCCACCTGATCGTCGTGGTCGGTCTCCGGGAATGCACACAACTCATCAATCAGCGCGGATGTCCACTCGGCCCTCACAACGTAGACCTTGCCCTGCTCGGCACGGGCAAGCATCGGCTGCGCGCGCGTTACCTTGTCCTTCTCAGGCGTGAACGGGTAAATTGCGATGCCGGCCAGTGACGGCTCGGCCATCAGCAGGTCATAGAATCCGCGCTGCGTGCCGGCAGCCTCCACGCCCTGCGACACAGCCCCGCTGTCGTTCTGCGCCACTACCTTGAACGTGCGCAACAGCTCCGGCCACTCCATGCGGCGCCGCACCATGTCAAGGATATAGATATTGCCGTCCTGATCAGCGCCAGCCTTGCCGCCGGCGGTATAGTCGGCCATCGTCTTTGTTGAAGCGGCCAGATCCCAGAAGCGCACTACGTTGTCCAGCTGCGGCACCTCCTCGCGGTCGATCAGCCGGAAGTATTCGCGCCGGAACATCGCCCCGGCCAGCTGCACAAACTCAGCGCCGAACTCCTGCCGGAATACCAGTTCCGGCATGGTGCGGCGGGCGGCCTCGATCTCGTCTCTGCTGAGGTATGGGTTGCGCCATGACGGGACAAGCCAGCTATGCCAATCGGCCTCGGTATCAGCCAGCCGGTACAGCTCGTAAAAGTCGTTATAGCCTTTGAGTGTACTGATAAACATTGCCCCACCCTGCCGGTCGGCCAGCGCCGGCCTGATCTCTTGCGTCCAGATATCCAT